GTTAGCCTGGTACGAATCTTTTTATAAAAGCGCTTTAACTCGTGGGTATTCTTGGGATCTTTGTCCAGAGTATATAAACGATTTGTATGAAGAGCAAGATCAAGTTTGTGCTCTATCTGGTCTATCTATTGGATGGAGTAAGGTAGGTTGGGATCACACAGCATCAATAGATCGAATAGATAATGATATTGGGTATACGATAGACAACATTCAGTTAGTTCATAAACAAATTAATATGATGCGTGGTTCTTTGTCGATACCTGAATTTATAAAACTATGTGATGCTGTAACCAATAAATTAAGGTGAAATGGTGATGGCTACCTATTTAGACTGTGTTAACGGTGTGCTGCGTAGGCTTCGGGAGACTGAAGCCTCATCTGTATCTGATACACCATACGTTAAACTCATTGCTGATTTTGTTAACGAAGCTAAACGTGAAGTAGAGGATGCTTGGAGTTGGTCTATTCTTCGAACAACGAAGACAATCAATGCTGTTAACGGTACACAGAACTACGCTATATCAGGCTCTAATCCACGTAGTAAACTGTTAGTGGTGTACGTACCATCAGTAAAGAGAGATCTTATACAAGCAACACAGATCCAGATGCACGAGTGGGTTAACTTACAAGGTTCAGTGTCCGGTACACCACAATACTTTGCTATTGGTAATTCTAATACGTCAGGTGAAATAACGTTAGATCTATGGCCTATTCCAGGCTCTTCAATCACTGTGAAGGTAGACTGTGTTGTTCCACAGGCTGATCTGTCATTGTCTGCTGATACTGTTTACGTACCATCAGAGTTAATCATCCAAGGTGCTTATCTACGTGCTATCAATGAACGTGGTGAAGATGGTGGTAGGTTATCTGAACAGCAAGCAGACCTGTATCGCAAAGCAGTTGCATCATACATAGCTATTGAAGCTGATCGCTATGCTGATGAAACAACATGGGAGTGGTCATAATGGCTGCTGAGTTAAAATCAGTTAGTCTTCTTGCCCCAGGTTTCTTTGGACTTAACACACAGGATTCATCGTTAGGTTTACCTAAAGAGTTTTCCCTAAAGGCTGACAATGCTGTTATTGATCAGTATGGTCGTATAGCATCACGTAAGGGATGGGATAACTTAAATACTTCTTCAGGCTTTGCTGGTACAGAGCCTACTATGTTGTATGAGATTGTTAAGAAAGCAGGTACTACTGAACTTGCTTCTATCGGTGACAATAAGATCTATACAGGCACAACAACACTAACACTTAAGTATACTGGTTCTTCGTGGACAGCACAGAACTGGAAAGCAGTTAGCTTTAATGATCATACGTACTTCTTTCAACGTGCTCATGATCCTATAATGTATGACCACTCAGCTAACACATGGACACTGATGTCCGCTCATGCTGGCTATTCAGGAACTGTACAACTTGCTAATGAAGTCTTAGGTGCTTATGGTCGTATATGGGTTGCTGACACAACAACAGATAAAACTACTGTATGGTGGTCAGATGCGTTAACAGGACATAAATGGACTGGTGGAAACGCTGGTTCCATCAGCATAGAAAAGGCATTCACTAACGGTACTGATTCAATCGTAGCATTAGCAGCCTTTAACGGTTACCTAGTTATCTTTTGTAAGAAAAGCATTGTTATCTACACAGGTGCTACGACAGATCCAACAACTAACTTGTCATTAGTAGAGGTTATTGATGGTGTCGGCTGTGTTGCTAGAGATTCTGTACAGGATGTAGGCTCTGATATCTTCTTCTTATCCGATACTGGTGTTCGTAGCTTAGGTAGGATTATTCAAGAGAAGTCTCCTCCTTTGTTCGATGTATCTAGGAACATCCGTGATGATCTGTTAGCAGACTTCACCACTAACAACAGTGTAGACAACATTAGATCAGCTTATTATGAAAAGGATGGTTTCTATCTGTTGTCATTCCCTACAGCAGGTATTTCATATTGCTTTGACTTAAAGAATAGACTACAGGATAACTCTTGTAGGGTAACAAAGTGGACAATAGCACCTAAGTCGTTAGCTACCACTAAAGATCGTAAGCTGTACTTAGGTAGGTTAGGTTACATTGGTAACTATGGTGCTCTTGCATCAGACAACGGTGATTCATTCAGGTTCGCATACTATACATCTCACTTAGATGCTACAGCACCATCAGTGCTGAAGATGCTAAAGAAGTTGTCATTGTTCCTTATCGGTGGTTTAAATACTAACGTGTTCTTGTACTGTGCTGTTGATTATAGTTCACTGTATTCGATATCACAGATCAACAACGTTGGTGGTACAACAAGATCAGAGTACAACATAAGCGAATACAACATTGCAGAGTACAACAGCGGTGCATTCGTTAACAACGCAAGAGTAAACTTAAGTGGATCAGGTAGAGTCTTCCAGATTGGCATTGAAGCTAACATATCTACTGATTCGTTATCTATTCAACAGATGGACGTATACTTTAAGACAGGTAAATTAGCATGAGTAATTACGTCAAAACAACTAACTTTGCTGCTAAGGATTCGCTGGTATCTGGTAATCCATCAAAGCTAATTAAAGGTACTGAGCTTAACACTGAGTACGACAACATAGCTTCTGCGGTAGCATCAAAAGCAGACTCTGCATCCCCTACATTCACTGGTACGGTTACGTTACCTACTGGTGGTGTTGTCTATGATGATGGGACATACTGATGAGTACTTCTATAGACGCTAAAGTAGCAGCGTTAGATAACATACTAGCTACTCCTGCTGGTGCTCCTAATAAAACACTGGAGCTACTAAACAAAGCTAAAGGGTTAGATTACTGGACAGGTAAGATTGACACGCCTTTTGGTAACTTAAACTCTAGAGATGTTATCTTTCTCATGGAACAGTTTAACAAGATGGGTATTTCTGATCCATCAAAGTTAACTGCTCAAGTTAGTGGTGATAATGTTATCTACCGAGATGGTACAACAGGTCGTGTTGTTCAAGAAGCTAAAGTATCTGAAGGTGGTAGTCTTAAGTTAGGGGAACAGGGAAGTAGTGATGTCAAAGGCTACGATCTTTACATGGTTCCTAACGCACAAGGTGGTTTAACTTTATCATCAGACTATGTTAAACAAGGTGGTTGGGTAAACTTTAGAGACAAAGTACTTAAACCTGCTGCTATTGCTGCTACTGCATACTTTGGTGCTCCTTTGTTGGGAGAGGCTTTAGGTGCTACTGGTGCTGGTGCTGCTGGAGCCACTGGTGCAGGTGCTGTAGGTACTGAAGCAGCTCTAACAGGGTTTGCTGGTCTTTCTCCAGAAACTTTAGCTACTTTAGAAGCTACAGGACTTGCTAACATACCTGAAATAGTCGGTACTACAGGTAGTTTGTTAGACGCTGGTTTGGCCGCTGGAGCAGGCGCAACAGCCGCTGCTGGAGCAACAACAGCCGCTAACACTATACCAGGTTCTACGTTAGCTAATGCAGCCACAACTGCTGCTAAAGCTTTGTTAGGTGGTGGTGATATGAGCAACTTAGCTGGTGGTTTACTATCTAATGGTGTTAACTTAGCAATGGTTCAGGATGCTGCTAACAAGCTACGACAACAAGGACAAATCAGTCAACAAGAGTATGAAAAGTTATCCGGTGAATTACAAACTAAGTACACTAACTTAGGATTGTTCGGACAACAAGGGTTAGAGAACGTAGGTAGAACAGCAGCAGGCATGGTTGGTAACTTTACACCTTATGGTGTCACTAATCAACTGTTTGGTACTAAAGTTAATCCTCAAACAGGTGCTGTAGAGACTACATTAACTAATGTAGGTGAGGCACTATACAATCCTTTTGCTAGGGTAGCAGCACAGTCTGCACAGGCTGCTGAGATGACTAACGTTGATCAGTTGGCTAAGGATTACTACGCTAAGATAGCTGCTCTATCAGCACCAGAGACTGAACGTCAACGGTTAGCAACAGAGGAACGGTTACGTGCTCAAGGTAGATTAGGTGTAAGTGGGTCTGCTTTTGGTGGTTCTTCACCAGAGTTGCTAGCACAGGAACAAGCCATTGCTAGACAGCAACTAGAAAGAGAATTACAGTCTAGGCAGGCTGCTTTAGGTGAACGTGGTACGTTAATTGGTCAAGGTAATGCTGCTTATGCCCCTGTCAGTAACTTGTTAGGTATGCAAGCACAGCAACAGCAGTTGTCTGGTCAATTAGGTCAGATGGCACAGCAAGGAAGAATTGCAGCAGCTCAACTGTATGCTCAACCAGCAGCACAAGGATACGCATCAGCATTGAACGTAGGTGCTCAAGGTTTAAATCAGATCGGTCAAACAGAGCGTACCGGCATAGCATCTAACTTAGCTGCTCAACAGGCTGCATTAAATTCTTTAGCAATTGGTAGAACTAACGTTGCTAATAACTTACTAGGCCCAGGCGGTGCTAACATAGGTAACATTGCTAATGCTGCTACTGGATTGTTTAATGCTGCTACTGGATTGTTTAACCAACCTTCTAACTATGTACCAGGAACAGATATAACTTATGCAGATGCCTTAGCACAAGGCCTTATTGCACTCTAAGGAATACTTATGGCACAGCAACAAGATATGGGTTTATTTGGTGTACCATCAGCATCGGATATCCTTCGTCAACAACAACAGCAAGATCAAATGCTGGCTATGCGTCAAGCACAGTTAGCACCAGGACAAGGTTTGATGTACCAAGCAGCTAGTGCTGGTCAACGTGCTGGTAGGTCTATAGCTGGTTTGTTCGGTATCGAAGATCCAGCACTGAAAGAAGCTACTGAGATGGATGCAGTGAAGAAAGCAGTGGCTTCACAGTGGGATGGATCAGATCCAGAGAAAGCATTGGAATTGTTTGTACAAGAAGCTAACAAACGTGGGTTTACTTCACAGGCTCTAAAGGCTTCAGAGAAGTTAACTGATCTTAAGATGAAAAAGGAAGAGAAAGAAGCTATCATTGGTCTTCGTAAGGCGCAGACAACAGAGGCACAGAGGAAAGGTGAAGCAGCAGGACAGGAGAAGCGACCAGAGTTTGTTCGTTTACAAGAAGAAAGAAACAGACTTCAACAATTGTTTAACATGTCAACGGATGATGCTGAGAAAGAAGCGCTAGCAGCACAGATAGCAGAGATATCTAAATACTTAGGTAAACAGAGTTCGTTTGCCCCAACAGCGCCTAAAGAGGATAAATCACTTATAAAAGTTGGAGTTTCTACATCAGGTCAAATTGTTTACTTAAATCCTAATACAAACAAACAAGTAATTATTGATGCTAAAGGCGAACAAGTACCCTACAGTGGTGCAGTTAGAGAAAGTTCTGGTACTACTGTAAATGTTAACACAGCACAGGAATCAGAGTTTCTAAAACAACTAGGTAAAACAGATGCAGATACATTACAAAAAGCAAGAGTACTTCGTCAGTCAGCTATTGGAGAGTTAGAAAATTTGAATGCAATGGCTGAACGTAATGCTCAAGGAGTTACAAGCGGCTCGTTTGCATCTGGAAGGGTTGGTGTAGCTAATTTCCTTAATACCATAGGATTACTTGGATCTGCAGATGTGCAAAAGTTAGCTAATTCTGAAAACTTTATAAAACAAGCTGGTGACTTAGTTCTTTCTAAGATTAAACCACTAGGCACACAACCATCTTCTTCAGATAGGGACTTTATTCTTAAAATTATCCCTCAGCTAGAAAACAGTCCACAAGCAAGAGCCCAACTAATTACATTCCTTCAGAACAAAGCAAATAAGACCATAAAAGAAGTTAATAGTATGGAACAATATGCTTTAACAAGTAAGAAAGGTTTATCAGGCTATGTGCCGACAACACCGCTTACCATCTCACCGCAACCAACTAAAGACGTAACTAAGATGACAGATCAAGAACTGATTGATGCTTACAGAAGCGGAAGGCGTTAATAATGGCTATGAACATTCAGGAAATGGAAGCCGTTGAAGCAGAGATGCGGAGACGTGGTTTAGATCCTAATGCGTTTATAGGAGAGGCTGGTAAACAAGGTAGATCAGTGTTTGATCCTGTACAGGAAAAGACATTTGTACAGAATGTTAGAGACTTTGGTGAATCATTAGCTAAGGGTAGTGCTAAAGGTGTTTTAGATCTTGCCGGTGGGTGGGGTAACTTGTATGATTACCTAAAGAAAAAGAAAGATCCATCAGCATTTTCTACACAAGGTATGGTTCAAGGTATCAAAGATATTACAGGGGTAGACTTAAATACTATTCCTGGTTTTCGTGGTGCTTATGAGTTTGGTGCTGCCGCAGCCCCTGCTGCTGGTTTAGTTGCTGCTGGTCTTCCTGGTATCACAGGTACAACAGGTCTAAGAGCTGCTGCTATAGAGGCTCCTGTAGCTGGTGCTACTAGCATGGCTGCACAGACTATAGCTCCTGACTCTCCTGCTGCACAGTTTGCATTACAGGCTTCTCCATACGCTATTGCAGGCGGTTTAAGAGCTGGCAGAAGTCAGTTGCTAAAGCCTGAAGGCATGCAAACACAATCAGTAACAGATATCTTAGATGTTGGTAGGCTTACTCCAGGACAATTCACAGGCAACAGAGCACAGCTAGCTAAAGAGGAACGTGTTAGAGCCACAGCAGAAAGCGGTGATCTTCCTCGTCAATTTGACATTAAACAAGCTGAGGATGTTCGTAACTACTTAAGTGGTTTGTTTAACAGAGCTGGTAACATGAATGTTAATCCAGAGGCTCTGACAAACCAAGTATGGACTTCTTTCAACAACTTTGGATCGGCTTTATCTGGTCAACTTAAATCACAAGCACAGAGAGACTTCGGTGCTGCAAGGAAGTCGCCAAGTAGAATTGATACAACTCCTGTTTTACAATTAGTAGATAAACAACTTGCTGAATTAAATCCAGAAATACCTCAGAATGCTTCGTTTATAAGAGCTTTACAGGAAATAAGAAAATCATTTTTAGAGGAAGGGAGTCCTGAACAGGTTGTTCAATCTACTATTCTTGGACCTAGTGGTCAACCAGCAGCAACAACAATAATACCAGCAGTTGCTGATAAAGCAAGAAAAATTGATATAGGTAGGTTACAAGATAATATTTCAGCATGGGGTGAGGCAGCCTTTAAAGGGGCTAGTTCTTTAGCTGATGTTCCTGGAACAAGTATGTTTTCCGATGTTGCTTTAGGTCAGGTAAAGAATTTCTCTAGAAAAGTATTAAACGCTTATAAGGACGCTTTAGATCAAGCTATTGATCAAGGCATTCCTGGTGCTGAAAAATTAAAAACTGCTAGAGATAACTTTGCTGCTAACATCAGAAAGATTGAAGAGTTTGCTAACTATCCTATTACAAAAACATTCGATGTAGAACGTGTTACTGACCTTGTTCCTGAAGATGTAGCTACAAAGTTAGCGTCACTACCAAAGTCTCAGCAAACTATTGTGTTCAATACGTTAGGTCAACAAGCTCCTGATGTGGCTAATCAAGTACGTGGTATTTTGTTTCAAGATATCTTGTCTAAAGCGGACATCAAAGGTGCTGCTGCTAATACACCTACGTTTAACATACAAGCAGCCTTAAAAGGTATTCAAGAAGGTTCTTTTGACTTCTTATTCCCTACTAGGACAGATAAGGCTGATGCAATCAAAGCAATGACTTTTATGCAAAAGGCTTTACAGTCTGAGGGTAGATCAGGTGGTACTTCAATGATGTCTGGTGGTGAAGCATACGCTACAACAAGAGCATTAGGAGGAACAGCACAGTCTGGTAACTTAGCTAAAATCTTCATGGATACTGTAAAAGGTCTTGGAGACTATGTAGCATCGCCACAGGCTTTAGCTGAGGTATTTTTTGATCCTAACATTAACGCTGCTCTTAGAGAATCACAGAGGAAGAAGCCAAGGTCTGAAATCATTCAACGTGGTATTGAATCTGTTGGTAAATACTCAGCAGCTACAGCACTTCGTGCTGGCCCTCAAATATCTCCAGAAACACCTGTAGAGCCTTCAATGACACCTGTTCCAATGACTGCTCCTATGGAACCTGGGGAACCTTCCCAAGAGGAAATAAGGAAAGAAATGCTTAAACGTGGTCTTGAGGTAAGTTATCCTAGATCAAGCGTTGTAAGAGACATTCTTGGGAGTTACATGAATGTTTGAACTCATCGGTGCTCTTATCGGTGGTGTGTTCAGGTTAGCCCCTGAAGTACTAAAGATCTTAGATCGTAAGTTTGAAAGAGAACATGAGCTAAAGAAGTTAGACGTTGAAGTCTCTATTGCTAAGATGCAGGCAGAGTTTGCTCTACAGCAGGGACATCAGCGTCTACAAGAGCATGAATTAGATGCTATCGGTGAAGCGTTCAAACAACAAGCAGAGTCTGATGGTAAGGCTTGGAAGTGGGTAGCATCACTGTCAGCACTAGTTAGGCCAGCAGTGACTTACTGGTTTGTTTTCTTTTACTCAGCAGTCAAGATTGCAGGACTTTACTTAGCTTTCTTACAAGACGGTAGTTGGACTTCTGTGCTCATCACAGGCTGGACTGATTTCGATGAAGGAATGCTTGCTATGATACTTACGTTCTGGTTTATCGGGAGGGTTTGGGAGTCATCGAAAAAATGATAGACAAAGCAAAGAAAGCCGAATGTTCCTTGGAATTTACAAATTTTAACCGCGTCTGAGAATTGTAGCAAAAGTAACAATGTCTATTAAAGAAGTAATCTCAATTGCTGAACCA